GCGGCGCGACTGAGCCGACTACCACCTATGCAAACCAGTGGTGGTATGACACGGCAAACAATATCTTAAAGCTACGCACCGAGAGCGACGATGCGTGGATGAGCGTTGCCTATCTTGATGATGCTGGTGATGGTTTTCGCATTCTTGATGATACGCAGGTTGTGGATACCAGCGGCACTCAGACTGGCCTTATAGGAGATCAGGCCACCGCTACTTGGGAAGCTGGCACTGGCACGACACAGAGCCTTGTGTCGCCAGCAAATGTGAAGTCTGCCATCACGGCGCTGGGTCTGACAAACTCACCGCTCGTCGGAACGCCGATTGAGGACATCTACGCCATTACTGGCACAACCCCAGTTCTGGAGCCTGATAATGGGTCGATCCAGACATGGACACTTACTGGCAACTCCACACCGACTGACGGCTTCTCGGCTGGTCAGGCCGTCACCCTTATGATTGACGATGGCACAGCCTACACGATCACATGGCCGACGATGACTTGGGTCAACAACGCAGGCGCAGCACCTACACTGGCGACTAGCGGCTATACTGTCGTGGCTCTCTGGAAAGTATCGACGACCCTCTATGGCGCACTTGTTGGGGATGGTTCGTAATGTTTGCGGCTAAGAAACTGCAGGGCGCTGCTGGTGCTGGTGGCGGTCCCACTTGGGACTTGGACTACGCCTACTACGATGATCCAAATGCTGGCGATCTGTCTACGGCGGCATATACTCTCAAGAGCTTCAGCGTTGCATCTCAAGATACTTTTCCAATGTCTGTCACCTTTTCTCCCGATGGGACAAGGATGTATGTTGGCGGCTATACCGGACAAGACGTAAATCAATACACCCTAAGCACAGCTTGGGATGTTACGACAGCATCTTACGTTACAAACTTTTCCATATCTGCTACAGCAGTCCGACCGATTGGTCTTTGGTTCAAGCCAGATGGCACAAAGTTTTATGTCACAAGCAGCGACAATGACCGTATATACCAATACTCTTGCAGCACTGCTTGGAGTCTAGCAACGGCGTCTTATGATAGCGTGAGCTTTAGTGTATCCTCTCAAGATACTCAGCCGCAAAGTCTGCAATTCAGCCCTGACGGAACCAAGTTTTATATTTTGGGTGTGGGTAATAAAACCATTTACCAATACACCCTAAGCACCGCTTGGGACTTATCTACAGCATCCTATGCGTCAAAATCATACGGCCTTACTTCTGCATTTTTTGATAGAAGTGCAGCGTGTTTTGGTCTTAGTGGAGATGGCACTAAACTATACGCCCTTGAGGATTATACTACAGACACCCTGTTTCAGTATGACCTAAGCACGGCTTGGGACATCTCGACGGCCTCTTATGCCAGCAAGTCTTTTGTTACTTCCGCTCAGGAGACAGGCCCATACGGGATGTTCGTGCGACCTGATGGCGGCGGGTTTTACATTACTGGCTCAGACTTTGACACCGTTTACCAATACGTCATGGGCGGGTTCAGTGTAGCTGCTCAGGACGGACTACCGTATAATGTATCATTCAAGCCAGATGGCACCTCAATGTATATAACGGGCGCTACAAACGACACTATTTACCAATATACCCTCAGCACCGCTTGGGATATGTCTACGGCATCCTATGCCAGCAAAAACAAGTCAGTCGCTAGTCAAGATACAAATCCAAGGGGGATTTTTTTCAAGCCTGACGGAACCAAGATGTTTATGGTCGGTTATGAGAATGATAAGGTTTACAGGTATGCACTAAGCACTGCTTGGGATGTGTCCACAGCCAGTTTTGAAACTGGGCAAGAATTTAGCGTTGCCGCCCAAGCTGCCACTCCAATTGGTCTTGTTTTCAAGCCAGATGGCACTACCATGTATATGTCAGGAGCTACCAACGACACTGTTTACCAATACACTCTAAGCACAGCTTGGGATTTGACAACAGCGTCTTATGCGTCAAAGTCGCTATCCGTTTCATCAAAGGAGACAACGCCTATTGCGATTGCTTTGAAGGATGACGGGACGGTTCTTTTTGTTTCTGGATCGGCTAGCGACAGTGTGCATGAATATTCATTAAGCACCGCTTGGGATGTATCTACTGGGTCATTTTCCAAGAGCCTTTTCTCTGGAGGAGGCAGTATCTCTGGAATGTTTTTTAAGCCTGATGGGTCAAAGTTTTTTCTTTCTGACTATGCATCGGATCTCGTCTACACCTACTCAATCGGCAACCAGTAACGAACAGACAGGAGACTTACAATGTTCGTCAAAGCAATCAACAATCAGGTAGTAGCCTACCCCTACTCGGTGGGCGATCTACGTCGAGACAATCCCAACACGTCTTTCCCCAAGACAATCCCGCTGGAAACTATGGCGGCTTTCAATATGTATCCGGTCGAGACTGGCAACTACCCTGCCTATGACGCCGAGACACAGCGGATCGAACACAGCGATCGGCCTGTTCTGTCCAACGGCAAGTGGGAATTGACCAAGACTGTCGTGGCCCTGACCGCCGAGCAACTGCAAGACAGGGCAGACAGCAAGGCCGCAGAAGCTCGGCGGGAACGTGATCGGTTGCTGGCTGGCTCAGACTGGACACAGACAGCAGACGCACCCGTAGATCAGGTGGCGTGGCAAGACTACCGCCAAGCTCTGCGTGATATCCCGCAGCAAGCTGGCTTTCCGACCGACATCACTTGGCCGACTAAACCGGAGTAGACTGCATGGAACTGATCAGGACATTCTGGCCCATCATTCTCGGCTTCATTGGTGCTATTGTGTGGCTTATTCGACTGGAAGCTCGCTCAATCGAAAACGAGAAAGAGATCAAGCGCCTTTGGCTACAGCGCAGGGAGGACTTGGAAATGTCTCGGCAGGCCCGCGAAGATACGAACAGAATGCTGAGTGAAATCCGCGACGACATCAAGGCGCTCATAGCAAAGGTGGGCAAATGAGACCGATCAACGAGATCATCATCCACTGCACCGACACGCCCCCATCGTGGGGCGCAACGCTTACGCCGCAGCAGCAGGTCGCTGAGATCAAGCGCTGGCACGTTGAAGAAAACAACTGGAAGGACATCGGCTACCACTACGTTATCACCAGAGGTGGCACTGTGGCCGCGGGCCGACCCGTCGATCAGGTTGGCGCTCACGTTAAGGGCCACAACACTGGCACGATTGGCGTGTCGCTTGTTGGTGGCAAGGGCGGTTCGGCTGACGATACCTTTTTCCAACATTTCACTGACGCCCAGAATGCTGCACTGCGGAATCTTATTGACGCACTGCGGCGAGACTTCCCTGCAATCAAGAAGATCAGCGGACACAATGAGTATGCCGCCAAAGCTTGCCCATGCTTCCGCGTTGCAGCATGGAAAGATTACGCGCCAGCCCCCGCTCCGCGCAATAATGTTTCGCAGAGCAAAACCGTGCAGGCGAGCGCCGTGCAGATCGTGAGCGCCGGAACCGCTGGCGTTGGTGCATTCGCTGCGCTTGATGGCACAGCGCAGATTGTGGCTATGATTATTGCTGGCGTAATCGGACTGGCTGCTTTGTTTATTATTAGAGAGCGAGTGAAAGCATGGGCCTCTGGCTGGCGTTAAGCTCCAAACTTCGCACTTGGCTTGCTGCCGCTGGTGCGGTTATTGTTGCGTTGACTTGGGCTTACTTCAAGGGCAGGAGCGACAAGGGCCATGACCAAGCTACAGAAGAGCTTAACGAATACGTTGAGACCAGGCGCAGACTCGATGACACGACTATCCCTAACGATGCCACTGCTGCTCTTGACTGGCTGCGTAAACGCCAATCAGGCGGCGATATGTGATGGGACAAAGGCGTCCAGATCGGAACTCGCTAATTCTATGCTTGATGGCGCTAGTGATAGCGTTGTTCTTAGCGGCACTAAGCTCATTGCCCAAATAGACGCAGCCTGCCAAGATCAGTAGGCCAGCAGGTTAGCAATGCTCGCCGCTTGCAACTCGGCGGTGAACTCCGGCTCGCGGACGCTTAACGTCCCCATCGTAATTTGCACTGTGGGTCTGAGCCACAGCAAGCTCTTATCCATCGCCACGAAGCAGTAGAACCACGCATCAATATCATCGCGACGTGGCGTGTTGAAGTGATAGCGGCGGGTGTGCTTGCTGTTGTCCAGAGTCGGCCTTGCGGCGGTCTTAACCTCAATCGGCACGATCTTACCGGACGGCAACTTGCACCACAAATCAGCGCCGTTTCGGTTCACATGGTGGACCTCGACGCCGTGCTGCTCAAGGATGAAGCTGGCGAGAAATTCACCCTGACGGCCTGTCGCGTGATTAAGGTGCATGGCGCATCCCTTTGATTTTGCGAAGGTTTGCACAAAATAAAACAAAAAGCAACAATTAGGCTTGACGGGGGGAGGGCGGTTGCCCATAGATAAAAGGGCGGGTCACGGTGACCCAAAGGAGAGAAATGTGAACAAAGCTAAAGCCGACCACATCGCCGGGCTTCAAGCCTACATCCACAGCAAGCAACGCGAGATCGACGGCCTGATCCGTGACTACGGGCATGGCGTCAGACCATCGTGGGTCAGCACCGATCTGGCGCTGGCATGGGATGCCATTGCCCGCATGGAGCAAGCGATCAAAGAAGTCACAGAGGACGACAACTATGGACTATAAAGACATCAAGCTGGCGCGGCAGGCACTTGGCCTGTCGCTGTCCGAGTTCGCGGAAATGCTGGACACCGATCCGACGACCACGCGGCGGCTGGAAATGGCACCGCACAACTCAACAGCCCGCCAGCCCGCGCCGCGCATGGTGCGGCTGATCCAAGCATACCTCGATGGCTATAGGCCGACTGATTGGCCGATTGACATTGAGAAGGATGGGTTTGTCACAGTTTATCCCGAGGTGCGGTGATGGGAGCGCATCCAACAGTCCGGCCCGAGGTGGTCCGGCTCTTCAACGAGGGCGTGAGCTACGACAAGATCGCCAAGGCGGTTGGCATCCCGCGTGAACACGTCCGCCAGCACATCTACATGGCCCGCGTGATGGGCGAAATATCCGAGGATCACGACAGACTCGCGTGGCGATGGGGAGCCAAACGCGAGGAGGTCTATCGGCTGCTGGTCGAGGGGAAATCCGCACAGGAGATTGCCGACGAAATGGGCATTAGCAAACAGTCCGTTCACCACCACATCACGTCGATGCGGAACAACCCGCGTGGCCGCGATCCGCGTGTTCTGGCCCACCGTGAGCCGAGGTGCCTGCCCTATTATGCCGACAGACTGGCGCGGGAGCGCGGCATCGTGCTGGGGCCGAGGGATGATTTCCACTATGGCCTTGGCAACTATCGCATCGTGCAGCGGCTGGTCGATGAAACGCCGGACGGCATGACCGTCATGGAATATGCCGCCAAGCTGATCGTGGACGTTTTTGCGGAGGATAACCAATGAAACCAACATTCGGAGAAATCATCGGCGGCGTGTGCGTCGTCCTGATACCCTTCCTTCTGATCGTCCTGTTGCACGGCTTGGGGGTGGGGCAATGACACACGACGTGAACCGCTGGCACTCCAGCCCACACAGCAAGCTCCGCAATAGCGGGGATACGATCCTGCGACACCAGTGGCGTGTGGTCGAGCTACTCACGAGCCTCTGGCCGGACGCGCCCAGAGCGGCCATCGACTACGCCGCCAGCCACGACGACCACGAGGCCCAGATGGGCGACATACCCAGTCCTGAGAAGGCGCAGTGGAGCGCCGAGCTGCGGCAGCTCTACGAGGCCCGTGAGGCCGAGGTGCGGGCGCAGATGGGCCTGCCCTCCTGCCCGCCGGAGTGGGCCGCGCAGGTGGCATTCTGCGACCGGCTGGACGCCTACCGCTGGGCGGCAAGGCATTGCCCAGAGGCGCTGCACGGTGGCGGCTTCCCGGAGATGCGCGAAGACCTGCTGCGGCAGGCCGAGGTCTTCGGGCCGGAGGAGGTCTTCGGGCCGGAGGGGGTGTTGTGATGGCGATCAGATTGACGGCTGACGAGGCATGGACCGTTTACTGCGCTCTCGATGACAGGCTTGCCGCGCGGCGGCAGGGTCTTGGATCAAAGCACGATTACTTACTAACAGAGGACGAACATAAGAAGTTGCAAGCCCGCTATCTGCGAGCCGCGCTGGTGTTAGAGCGGATTGAGGGAGAGAGGTAGAGACACATGACCACATACCTACACCTACTCACGGTCTGCGCCGCGCTTGGCGACGAACCGCGAGCCTGCATCACCTACGCGGTCGAGAACCGCGCACTCTGCGAGGCGGGGATGCAGATCGCCTATGCCGACCTGTATCCAGAGGACCGCGGTATATACATCGCCTGCACCCCCACAAACGTGGTCACGGCAAGCCCGCGACCGAGGGCGCGGCCATGACTGACCTAATCGACCGCGCCAAGAGGGCGCTTGCGGATGATCGGGCAGCGAAAAAGAAATTTGACCTGCAAACCGCTAACGGCGTGTTCGCGACAGCCGCCCGCACCCTCATTCCCGAACTCATCGACGCTTTAGAGGCCGAGAACGCGATGCTCAAGGCCAAGCTGGCTAAGGCGGTGGATATGTTACTGGTGGCGGACGCCGCGCTTTTTGCTGTGGGCGAGGTGCGCTCGTCATTTCCCCGATCAGCAATCATCACCACCCTCGCCAAACTCAAGGAGATAGACCATGACCGAGGAACTGGAGAGTAGGCTCAACTGGCTATATGCTGTAGATGGCACTGAAAAGGAACGTGCCACACCTACGTTGCAGGGTAGACATCCTTGAAATCCTGCCAGCTCACATCAGATTTGCTAGCCATCTATGACGTTGCTTCTGCGTGGGCAGTCGAGGCCCCAGAGGCCAAGCTGGCGGAGGCAGTGGAGGCCCTAGATGAAGCCGTCTATCTTCTAAACCCAGACGAAGAGGATATGCTTAATCATTTACTTCGGAGGATAACAAGATGACACCTGAGCAGATCAAGACTGTTTTAGATAGCCATAAACTTTGGCTTCGGGGTAAAGGCGGCGAGAGGGCCAACCTTTTCAGGGCCGACCTTATTAGGGCCAATCTTTTCAAGGCCGACCTTGACGGGGCCGACCTTGACGGGGCCAACCTTTTCAGGGCCGACCTTGACAGGCCCATCATGGGCCTATAGCCTGCGAGCAGAGGTATGAGCAATGCTACAAATCAAAGTCAACCTAACAGAAGAGCAGAAGGCGGCGGTCGAGTTGGCCGCGCAGAAGATGGGGTTATCTGTATCAGCATACGTCAGAATGTCGGTGCTGAACCATGCCGCCGCCTTGGGCTACCACACAGAAAGGCCATCAGTTGATTAATGGTCGCACGAAGGGCGCTCAGTTTGAGCGCAAGATTGCCAAGGAACTATTCCTTGAGCTTGGGCTGACGTTCAAGCGCAACCTAGAGCAATACCGCGCTGGCAATCACGGCGACCTGACCTGCGACAACGCGGCCTTCCCGTGGACGATAGAATGTAAGCGATACGCCAGCGGGACGGGTTGCCGTGTCGGCTGGATGGAGCAAGCGCAGGCTGCGGCGGATGCAGCGAAGAAGATGCCAGCGGTTGTCTGGCAGTATGATCGCAGGCCAGTCATGGTGACAATCCCGCTGGCAGCGATATGCGATGCCAGAGAAGGCTACACCGTCGATCTGGATTTTGAGACCTTTTGCTATGTGACGAGGGAGCTAATGAATGACGATAGACAAGAACCTTTCAAACGCTGAATACCACGCCCACCACGCCATCAGCAGCAGCGATGTGAAGCTGGTCGCGGCCAAATCGCTGGCCCACTGGAAGGCCAAGGTCTACAAGGCCAGCCCAGCATTTGACCTCGGCACCGCCGTTCACGACATGGTGCTAGAGGGCGGCAAGATGGTCTTGCGCGGGCCAGATGATCGGCGCGGGTCGAAATGGAAGGATGCCCAAGACGAGGCTGGCGAGAAGCTGCTGTTGACCAGCGGCGACTATGATCTGGCCCGCTCGATGGCCGACAGCATACTTTTCCACCCAGCCGGGCGGCGGATGGCTGGCGAAACTACGGTCAACGAGGCC